TTAGGACCAGCAAACAGTAGTTCTAAATTGGGATTCAATGTTTGTCCAGTTTCTCTAGTGATAAATTGTGCTGGATCAACATTGATATTTACTTGAGAAAGAGCAAATTTAGCGATAGCAGCAGATAATGCAGTTTGGGCATTTGCAGTACGCCCTGTTGCTTGTGCTAAAGCGTTGAGACCACCAACTCCTGTTGCGACAGCACTCAAAATAGTGGATAGAGCGTTGTTCGGTTTACTCAAACCTTCTTTGATTATTTTGTTTGCACCAAAAAATGCTGCTGCCTCAACCGGGTTTGCAGTGGCACCACCCCAGTCAACGCCATTACTAACGTTCAAATCATTTGGAATTGGTAGTTTGACAATACCAATAAATTTGGATAAATTGCTATTTCTTGTTAGTCCTGCTGATAGAACGTTATCGATCGGATTATTAGCACCACTCAATTGATCTTGTTGAGGTGGTTTATATGTAAACCTTTCAATTCTAATATAGTCGTTACCTTCTTTTATTGCACCATCTTCGCTGCTACTGTATAGAGCATCTACTGGGTATGAAAGGTTTACGATTTTATCATCTTTAGCTGATGGAATTGGCGTAGCGGGTGCATCTTCAGATTCAACTGTAGCAAGTTGAGCTGATGTCTGTGCTCTACTGCCGATTGGAATGGGGCTTGACCCCAGCAGTGAGTCTACGAGTTGATCTCCATATGGAGGGACTGCTGGATCCGACAAAGATCTTGCAAATCTTCTTAGATTTTCTATAGGTCTTCCTGATACATCTAATTGTAAGAGATGGCCTTGACCTACTTTATCTAATGCTTTTTTGAGTTCCGGTACTCTTTTACTCACATCTGCTGCTTCCGCCATGCTGTCAATGGCAGCAATATATCCATTCTTTGCAGAATTGGTCGCCATGACCTTTGTCCACTCTGCATCAGTTTTGCCTAAATTTTGACCAGTAGTGCTATTTTGCAGACTCAAGACCTGTGCAAAATTATTATCTGCCATATCCGCAGATAGTAGCATTCGATATTCGTTGTTATCTACGGTAATTCTTTGCGCCCCATTGGTTGCAGTACATTTACTGGGGTAAATGCAACTAGGACGCTGTACAGGAACGTTTGAACTAGGATTTCGTATTGGATTGCGTGGTGCTGATGTTGTCATATTCTAATCCTTATAAAATCCTTTTCGATATACGGTGGAGGGACTAATATCAATCTCAATAGCACCAAGGTCTCTAACAAATTGCTCAGAGTCGAGTGCCACTGCTTTATTCCACTCTTGCATCGAAATTTGAAGAAATGGACTATTTACATATGATTTTAGGTATTTATGATAACCCCTGAGACGTGTAAAGTCACTGCCTGAATCAATATATCGTATCAACGACTCTCTACTTGCTGGTGGATGATAATGTAAGTTGATTCCGTAGAAAATATTTCTACCTTCTCTTGCCACCACATAGCACAGAGGATTTCTGTCGTAGTATGGTAGTTTCAAGGCAGTTTTTGCCGTATAGTGAAACAATGAAATAGATCCTGGGGCAGGTTCACTCACTAAAGTAGAATTTGGGAATTCATCTCTATATTCCAAGTTCCTTCTCCGTCATGACTTGAAATTCCCACTTTCGGTCAGCACAAAATTCTTCTGCTGCTTTCCATTTTGCTAAATTCTTGGCATATTCTAGAGATTCGTAGATGTGCTTCTTGGTTCTCCTTTTTGTGGTTGGAGGAGCACATTGTTTAGCAGGTTTTACTTCAATAACCTTCTCTACTATCTGACCATGCACATTTTTATATTTGATGTAGAAGTCTGGAAAATATCTGCGAACTTTTCTTGTGGTCGGATCAAAGTATGGGATATGAAATTCTTCAGATGCCCATTGTAGGATTGACTCCTTTCTGTCACAATATACCATAAACTTACGCTCCCACAATGAGCGATAGATTATGTTCCTAGAATCCCCTTTATACTTTTTGGGATTTGATGGTCTATAGCGACCTTGATAGGACATACATAGTATAACGACCATAGTATATTTAGATAGGGATGGCAAAGCCCAGCGGATTAGACAGAGCAATTTTGACGACCAATGATATTATCAGTGGTTCCTCAAAAAATGGAGCGTTGAATCCGGCGTTCAACAATCAATATGATGTCTCTATCAATTTTGGAGATGGTGAAGGTGGAGCGTTGTTGTCATATGTCAAAAAATATGATAGGAATGGACGAGGTGATCCTGGTCAATTCTTAGCAATGCATTGTTCTGAGGCATTGTTGCCAGGTTCTCAGATTCAAACTTCTAAAGTCGATGGACTCCGCCAAGGATTGTCTCAAGACTATGCAATGTATCGTAGATATCCAGATATCAACTTGACTTGGTATACAACCCAAGATTATTTTACTAATGATGTTTTCAATGCTTGGATGGAGTTTATTTCCCCTATTCAAATCGGAACAAAACCCAAAGCAGATAAGAAAAGTCGGCAAAGTGCAAGAAATGCTGGTCGTAGATTGCAATACCCCAACAGTTACAAGTGTGGTATGCAAATTACTTCTATGTCAAGGGATGGTGGTAATCAGTTTATTACTTATCATATTGAAAGAGCATTCCCAACCAATATTATCGCCGCTCCTCTTGCATATGGAAAGGCAGAACTAATCAAGACCACAGTAACTTTCAAATACGAAAATTACTTTATTGAAACTCGCGGAGTTGGAACTGTCAAAGAATCTCCTATTCCATCAACAGGGGAAGAAACACCTGGTGAAGAATCACCTGCCGAACGTCCTGGTCCCATTGAACTACCGGTGATTCCTTTTGTATCAGGTGCTCTACGAGATCCAGTAGGAACGATTGCAAACCTTGGATCGCGGTTTATAACTGGTCAAAATCTCTTCTAAATAAAGTTACTGAATTGAATAATTATGCCATTACCAAAGGTCGTAGCGCCTACTTTTGAAGTTACTCTGCTTTCCACCGGCAAACCAGTCAAATATCGTCCGTTTCTTGTCAAGGAAGAAAAAGCACTTTTGATTGCTCTAGAAAGTGGTAATCAAAAAGACATTATTTCTACAGTAAAGGAAGTTTTGAAAGCATGTGTACTCTCACGTGTCAAAATTGAAACTTTGCCTAGTTTTGATCTTGAATATTTGTTTTTGAATATTCGGGGCAAATCTGTTGGAGAGACTGTTGATCTGTTGATTACTTGTGATGATGATCCTGAGACTCAGGTTCCTTTGCAGATTCATATGTCAGACATTGGTCTTGATGTACCTGATAACCACACAGATAAAATTGATCTTGGTGGAGGAATCGGTATTCAACTAAAGTATCCTTCCATGAATGAGTTTATGGAACAGAACTTTACTGTTGATACCACAGAAAAAGCAAAGATTGATGATGCTTTCAAAGCAGTTGCAAAGTGTGTAGATACTATCTACACAGAAGACGAAGCGTGGACATCATCAGATTGTACCCAGTCTGAAATTGTCAAGTTTATTGAGCAACTTAGTTCTCAGCAATTCAAAAAAATTGAAGAGTATTTTGAGACAATGCCTCGTTTGAAATATGAGGGTAGTGTCAAAAATCCTAACACAGGAGTAGAAACTAAAGTTGTTATTGAGGGTATGGCAAATTTTTTCGGATAATGATGTACCATACGACGATTGATGCACACATGGAAGTAAACTTTGCATTGTTGCAACATCATCATTGGTCGCTAAGTGATATTGAAAGTCTTATACCATGGGAACGAGAGGTATATGTAAAATACCTGTCAAACTTCTTAGAAAAGCAAAAGTTAGAGATACAAAACGCTAATGGATAGCAACACCGTCACAGCAGTAACACCCTTACTTGCTCCTATACAGAGCGAGGTAAGTCGTGCACAAGAAACTGCTGACTCGGTTGTTGATAATCAGACTAAAGTAACTAGAAGACTTGGTAGCATTCTCCTGGATATGGAGAGAATGGATGCCAGCATGAAAGCTACCCGTAGGGAACTTCAGAAAGATATTAGACTAAGACGAAGAGAACTGAATAGAGAAGATAAAATTATCAAAAAAGACCAAAAAAACCTAGAACTACTGAAGACTAGTTTCTTTGGTATCAGGGATTTTATTGGCAAGGTATCATTTGTTTCTGCACTCGCCAACCTTGCAAAGGGTGACTTTGGTAATGCTGCTGTTGATGCTGGCACTGCCGCACTTTCTTATCTCCCAGAGATAGCAGGAGGGGTTGCCACTATACTCGGCATCAGGGCGGTTTCTGGTGGTAACAGAGGTGGAGGAAGGGTACCACAAGGTGGTGTAAGAGCAGGAGGAGGAATTCCTCGTGGAGGTAGAATGGGTGGAGGAGGACGTGCCGGTGGTATCATGGCACTACTTGCTCTAGGAGCAATGGCACTTGGTTCCATGTCCGGTGGACAGCAACCAGCTGATCAAAGACGTGGGCAACTCTTGAGAGAAGGAATTGCGGGCGAGAATATTATCAATAAAGGTGATGTTGACAGATTTGGATCAATATCTAGAAGATTCAGTAGAGCTTTAGATAGACTTGCTGGATTGACGTTGGGTGAAGATAAAACAGATGAATCTTCCAAGAAAGGAGAAGTAGTAGACGGTGAAGGGGAAGATAAATCTACCAAGAAAGGAGAAAGAAATCCTTATCAGGATCCAGAAGGAACCAGAGTAACTGGTGATGCTGATCAAACCAAAGCGTTCAGGTCTGGATTGCTTACTGGACCTGAGGAAGCTATTGGTATGTCACCTACCCCTGATGGTAGAAATTCATATCATGTGGATACGAAATTCAATAAAGATCTTCCGATGGAAGATGTTGTCAAAATGATGGATCAACTTGCAGCAGGATATGAAGAGCAAGGTAGAAAAGTGGAGATGTCAAA